TTATCCTGATATTTTATCACAGGGGATCATTTCAATCTCATAAAAACGTCTTGCATTGATAAAATAGGACCATCTGTTGTCAGAAGTGTGTACTGCATATCCCCAAGGAAAAACACCCTGCTGTAAACCTTTTCTGACTGTGTTATGGTTCATACCCATCAGTTTCGCCGCCTTCGTCACATCAAGTCTCTGGATAACGCCATCCCTGATTTCAAGCTGCGGCATAACCTGAAGTTCCTTATCCATGCCAGTAAAGTAATCAGAAGCCAGACCAAGTGACGTAGCAATGGCACTCTGGACATCTTCTGACGGGATCTGTTTACCTGACAGATACTGGCTCACAGAACCCTTACTTTTCCCGGTCAGTGTTACAACCTGACGTTGGTTCAGGTTCAGTTCTTGCATTGCCTTTTTTAATTTCTCAGCAAATTTCATTCTTTTTTTTACCTCTCATGTGCCTTTTATTATATCATTTTTGTTCATATAACGTCCATATAAACTTGAAAAAAGCAAGGATGTAGATTTTTACGCCCTTGCTTTTTAACGCTTACATTTCCAATAAATAATACTATTTACTATGCTATCAATTCCGGTTTATTATACATCTTGTAAAATTCATTTAATGCTGCACCATGAATACGAAACAGATATCTTACATTGTAACTCATATCTATTGCAATTTCTTTCCATGTTTTCATTTCAATGTATTTCTGGTGGAGAATGTTTTTATAACGCTCATCATCAAGCTGATTAATCTCATCAGACACCTTTTTCTTAAATTCATCAAGATCAATCATCAGATTATCAACTAACTGCTGCTGTTCATCCATTTTCGCATATAAATCATTTATTTTATCTGTCGTATGTGTAGCCCGTACTTTGGTAGTATCATATTGTACTGCGCCAGCAGAATCCAACACTTTTCTTAATCTTTCTATTTTCTTCTGGAGATTCCGAACATAGATTTCTTTATTTCCTACCTGTTCCAGATATTCTTTTGCAGTCATTATATCAACCTACCTCTCAATCACATCAAAATCAAGTGTGGAATAACGTTCATGACCTTTCGCCCACCATTTTACATTTGCTTCCATATCACCTGTATAAAACTCTTTTGTTACATCAGTACCAGCTAAAGGATCCCAGTAAGTTACCATTATATATTCTGGATCAAATGCAACAAGAATCTGGTGTATCTGCTCTTTTGTCAGATTTACCCAACCAAGGCTCAGAGTACGCTTTTTTGCAAGCCTGTTCTTATGCATCTTAACATCCTGCGTTCTTCCTGCATTCTTCGCAGATACATCTGATTTTTTCCATTTAAACTTGGAAACTTCCTTGGGTAGTGTCACACCACCCACTTTGATTACAATGTTGTCCATGTGACACCCCCTGTCAAATTGTCTCAGTTACCGCAAAACGGTAATCATATTTCTTTTTGCCCTTGCGAACTACCTTGTACAGTGTTTCGCTGTCAGCCTTCAGTGTAAATTCAAGAGTAACTTCTTTTTCAGTATCATCCCTGTCAAGGATTCCGCTGGCATTGAACGCATCAAGTACAGCTTCAAATACACCATTCTTGATACCGTCAACGATCTGATTGTTATTAGCTACTGCATTTCGGTTTCCCATCTTACCGACCATCTCAGGTCCTGCTTCGTTTGCAATGAATAACTGTCCCATTTCCGGGAAACCACCCTTTGCGTACCATTGCAAATTAAAACGTGGTAATGAAAATGAGAAATTACCAATACGGATGCTCCCACCTGTCCAGTCCCAACCAATGTGTGGCATAGGAATATGAACACTTGAAAATCCGTTTGCAAAGTTCTGAATGATACTTGATCCTACATCAAACAGGTTTGGAATAGCGTTCCTGATTGTCTCAGGAAGTGTACCGAGAACACTGGTGAATGTAGAAACTTTTTCATTAAATCCATCTTTCAGGCCTGAAACAATGTCAGAACCTTTTTGTAAGACTTTGTTCTTGATGTTTCCAATTGCTTTCAGTACTTTACCCGGAATTTCTTTAATATAATTCAGGAACTTGCTGATATTATCTTTCACACCTTTCAGCAGGCCATCAATGATATATCCACCCTGTTCAGCCATAACGGTTGACGGTGAATGAATACCAAATGCAGCTGTAAAACCTTTCATGAATGGTGTAAAAATATGATCTTTTATCCACTCTGCAATGCCAACAACGGCATCCTTGATACCTTTGAAAATACCAAGCGGAATGCTTCCACCGCATTCTTCTACTTTTTTCTGAAAATAATGTTGAGCATCTGCAAGTGCATCTGACACAAAACTGCCAACAAATGCAGCCAGACCACCAAAACCGGCCCCTACTGCTTCAAATGCACTATCAGCAATACCACCCCAGTCGATATTGACTAAGAAGTCTTTGACCTTGTTGTAAATCGTGTCTCCCATAGTCCACCAGTCAAGACCTTCTATTGCTGAAAGTTCGAAATCGAAGAGCCCCTTGATTCCGTCAGATATCATCTGACCTATCTTTCCAGTATCAATGGTTCCAACTGTACCTGTTACAAAATCTGCAAGTGCTGTACCCAGTCCAGCCCAGTCAAAATTGTGAACTGCTGTATAGGCAAAATCTATAATGGTATTGATGCCATTACCGAACGACTGACCAACTAACGCCCAGTCAGTTGTTTGAATGAAGCTGTTTAGTGTATCAGTAATTCCTGTTGCAATATTGCGTACAGTTTCCTGTATCAGGTTCCAGTCCAGACCACCCAGCGCACCATTGATACCGTTACCAATTGCTTTCCCAAGGCTATCCCAGTGGAAATTTTCGGCAAACGTATTTGCCATACCGAAGGCGGTGTTGATGCCTTGAGCAAGGGTATTACCAACCAGTTTCCAGTCAACTGTTTCAAGAAAACCGTTCAGAAAAGTGGCAACACTCTTTGCAATCTTGTTGCAGGTGTTCTTGATCTTATCCCATGGGATGCTGTTCAGTGCGGCATTCAGTTTATTACCGACCATAGCACCGATTTCTGTAAAATCAGCATTCTTCCATGCCTGTTTAATCATGTCGGCAATCCCTTTAATCTTTGAAGGAATGCTTTCAGTCTCAAACATATCTGAAGGTGACAGACCACCTGTATCAGCTATTCCACTGTTACTGTCAGAACTGCTGTTATCATCCATCTTATTGATCTGGTCAAAACTCAGAATGGTACGTTTCAATTCCTCATTTGCTTTTTTGGCATTTTTAGCTGAATTGGCATTACTGTTCAGGCTCTTGGCGTAATCCTGCTGAACTTTTTTCGCTTTAATGTAAGTTGTTTTACCTGTTAATGCACTCGTCAACTGACCAAATGTATTAACTACAGAAATAATCTTCTGGATCAGTGTATTCAGAATAGGTGCGATCACATTCAAAATAGGTGCAAATGCTGCCGCAAATGCATTCTTTAACTGCGTCAGGGAAGACATCAGCATTGAAATACTGTTATTTGTCTCACCACTGTACTGTGCCAGGTTTTTGAATCCATCTACTAACGCACTTCTCAGCTTGTTCACCAAAGCAAAAAGTGACCTGATACCGAACGCATATTTGAGAATGTTTTTTAATCCACCGCCCAGTCCACCAGATGCTGATTTTGTTGCACCTGTGAACCTTCGTAAAATAGGAATACCGCTTGTAAACTTCTGTATGAGTGCGGCGAATGCACCAGATGTTTTTTGAATAGCACCAGATGCTAAAGTCTTAAGGCCAGAGCCAACACCTGAAATCAATTTTTTCAAACCGCCCCAGCCTTTTGAACCTAAATAGGCTGCATCACTCAAAACATGACCCAAAACAGGGATCCTTTTTATCGCTTCGACCACAGATCCTTTTACTTCTTTGATGCGTTCCGCTGTTTGTTTCATGACAGCATTAGCTGTTTCAAAACTATTACCATCACTTAGTCTGCCAGTATAAGCACGTTCCGTATCTTGTCCACTATTCTGTAATAATGCAATTTTATTTCGGAATGCTATTAAGCGTCTTTCTGTACTCTCAATCTGTTCATTGATTTCCCCAACAGCATCAGTGTTTCCATCTGCCAATAAATCTCGTTTCTTTTGATTAAGTTTTTCAAGTGTCTGAGCTGCACGGTCAGCATCCCGTTCTGCTTGTTTAAACTCATCTGTATATACTTTTATGCCTGCTGCAATCTGGGCTTCTTTTATATACTGTTTTATTCCAGAATTTACCGCTTTAATCTCAGTAGTATTCTGAGACATTGCATTATCAGACTTGATTTTCTTTTCTTCTGCCTGAAGTTCTTCAAGTCTCTGCTTAGCAAGTTCCATATTTTTCAGCAGTTCTTTAAATGCACCACTTTCGTTTCTCGGAACCCCAAGATCATCCCATTCTTCAATGTTTGCCTGGTATTTAGCCATTTCTTCTTTGGTTTTACGGATTTCATCCTGTACTTCTTTTAACCCTTTTTGCGCCTGTTCTGTGTCAATTTCCACTTTGGGCTGCTTTTCTAAAGACATAGACTGTTTCATTTTCTGGAACACAGAAACCTGCTTTTTCACTGACTCTGTTGCATCATCCATTTTCATAGCCTGTTTGACTTTTGATATTTCAGACTTAACAGAATCACTGACATTTTTAGTCACTTTCTGGGCTTTTTCCATCTCTTTCTTGTAAGAAGCTGTGGATGCTTCCAAAATGACTTTTAATTTTGCAAGTGTATCACCCATACATTTTCACCCCTTTCTCTTTTATATTTCTGGTCGGCAACAGTACCGACTAAATGATAATAGGCAACAATTTTTGTTGCTACTTCACAAGTTTATGTGGTATAGCCACTAAAGTCAATATGTATTTGTGAAACTTCAGCAATTTTGTTGAAATACCACACTTTACTGTTATAATTGAACGTGAAAGAGGTGATATATAATGAAAGACAGGATCAAGAAAATCAGAAAAAAACTTGATCTGACGCAACAGGAATTTGCTGATAAACTTTGCATAAAACGAAATACCTTAGCCAGTTATGAAACAGGTAAAAGTAATCTGAGTGATGCTGCCGTTTCCTTGATTTGTACAAAATGTAATGTCAATGAGAATTGGTTGAGAACTGGTGAAGGTGGAGATGATAATATGTTCATAAAAATGTCATACAGTGAAGAAATCAGTAAATTTATGGGGGATATTCTCAAAGATAATACAGATTCTTTCAAAAAAAGGTTTATATCAATGCTCGCTGCACTGGATGAATCTGACTGGGAATCTTTACAGAAGATGGTTGAACTACTGCAAGAAAAAAGGGATTGAATTATTTTTTTATTTTACTCTTGATTTTCAAAGCAAAATATGTTATGTTAACTATACCAAAATCAAAAACACCTTTGATTCTATCTGATATAGTTTGTCCTAAATTGACAAAATCAATGGTAAAATAAAAAACTCTTTGTTAGTCTACCAATCAACTAGCAAAGAGTTTTTTATTGCCGCATAGGCAGCAGTAGAAAATAATACATCCATCCAATAACAGCAACAGAGAACCGTCTGATATTGGTAGCATCAACAGCTTAGTGATTCACCATACTCTTTCCCGACAACGCACGAATATATACTAAAATCAAACGCTGTCGTCTTTCATCCAGAGAATCATATATCTGAATTACTTCATCCCTGCGGTTCTTTTTGATACGTTCCTCTATTTCTTCAATAGTTGGTTCAGCCTGTACATCATTAATCTGTGACATAAATTTTTCCTATCCTTTCTTTCTGGAATATGTTATACTCGTTATCGGTATATTGCATTGCATAGTGATCTATGCCACCCCCTGTCAGTGCGCCAACACTGGCAAGGGGTTTTTTATAATTTCTTTCCATGAGTGTATTCATAATAGAGTGTACTCATAACCCCACAGAGGAAAATTGTAATTACATCCAATACAGACATTTCTCTATACCCCCTGTGTTATTATTTCGACCTGAGACTTTCCAAAGAAACTGGCTTTATATTCTGCACCGTCTCCCCGGCTTCCCCAGATCAGTGAACAACCAAATAATGCTTTGGACCCATGAACTACTTTATAGCCCATCTCTTTCCATTTGCTGTAAGTATTGGCCTCTTCCGTGATTCCTGCTGCCTGCTTCGCTGTTTCAATCCTCTTGGCGTTGACTTCTTCTGCCTTAGCTGATAACCAAGCCCTGTGGAGTGATTCTGCAAAGCTGATACTTTTTTCTCTGTTCTTTCGGTAAATCTTCCATGCTTTCAGCATGATCTTTGATAAATTATATCTCATGTGATTCCTTTCCGAATCAGCCCCGGCAGGCATTAAACATCTAGCGTTCTACTCAGTGCATCTCAATCTCTCTTATCCTGTTTCCCGGTGTTATGTGATACTCTTGCTTTCCCTTGCGGTACTCCCGTCCACCTTCGCTGATTCTGTTGTTTTCCTGTTCCCTTGAACTGATTATAATATACACTTTATACCGTGTATAGTCTATTGACATTTTACACAAATATACACGGTAAAAGATGTATATTTTATACATTGTATACCGTGTATGTTTATGATATTATATAATTATAGAAAGGGGTGAGATAATGCCAGGAAAAATTGTTTATAATAAATTACTTGCACTTATGGAAAGTAAAGGGCTTACCACTTATCAGATCAGAAAAAACAAAATCATTTCTGAGAGTACTTTACAGAACATAAGACAAGGTAAGAGAATAACAACTGACACAATCGCATCTTTATGTGATGCCCTTGACTGTCAGCCGGGTGACATTCTTGAATATGTACCAGATAATGAATTGGGAATATCTCAGATTGCTCAACGACATAAAACTTTAAAAGAATTGTCATAACTAAAGGAGAAAAATCACAATGGATCCATTTGAAGATTTTTTCAATCGTGTAAACAATGGTTATATACCTTCTGCTCAAGAAGTGCAAGATATGCACAATCTAAAATCAGCACTATTAGCCAATAACCAAATCAGTTCATTACAGGCAAGGAGATACGGAACACTCTTAAGTCGTATAGAAAAAACTAAATAGTAATAAAAAATCTCTGCCAAAACGACAGGGATTTTTTATACTGTCAGCTTTCATATAAGCCCCATATAACAGTTATTAATATGTACTTGATAATTTCCCCATATACCAAGGAAACCACCTGTACTTTCGCTCATTTTTGAGCAAAAGTGCTTTCCAAATTCGGAAAGCGGTTGTAATGGCGGTCAGAATATGGATTTAATGCAGGAGTTGATTTCAGGAAAGTACTGATTATGTAGGGTGTAAAGAATTTAACACCCTGGCAAGGCAGGAATTACAAGATTATGAGATTTCCGTAGACATGGCAAAACAGATCTGCATGATCCAGAGGTCTGAAAAAGGCAGACAGTACCGTCAGTACTTCTTCGCGCGCGTAATCGTATCAACAAATGCAACGTTACAATAAAAGTTGCAAAAGAGGTTGCAACTTTTCTGGATGTGAAAGTGTACATAATATGAGGGTGTTCCATTTCGGACACACCCTCATATTATGTTGTTTTGTATCGTTCGTATTCGTTGGTTTTGGAACGTTCCATAAAAATACGGAACGTTCCGTAAATGTCAGCAGCTCAAAACACTACATTTTCTATCATTCGTTTCATTTTGTATATCGAAAAGCCCATAATATTATGCAACGCTGCGTATTTTTTATTGCAGCGTTGCAATAGTTTCAAGTCCTTTCTGGAAAGCGAACGTTCAGATAAAATAGCGAACGTTCGGTATTATTACATCCGGCAGCAGGTGTCACTATTTCAGTGAACCCCGTTTCAGAGTTATTGAAAACCTGAACATCATTCATTTACTGACCTGTACTGCTGCCAGTGCATCACCTCAATGAACACGCTGAACATTCATTGAACTATCAAATATTCGTTTGTTTTGATTTTTATATCTGGTGCAAGCTGTTTTCTATGTCCCTGTGGCTTTATATTTTGCTCATATAAGGGAATAAATACGACAGCCTTAGAATTAACCGTCTATCGCATTTATTCCCTAACTGACATATATTTATACGGTCATAATAAACCGCTGTTCTTTATCATCCCACGCATTATACTTAGGGAATATAAATACATTATGATTTCGTTCTGATTGAAGCTGTTCAAGATACAAATTTATTGCTTTTCTTGCAATCTCGTCTGTTGGGTATTCAGCCAATGTATTATTATTAATTATATCATTTTTATCAGACAATTTTGAAATTATCTTCTTACCAAGTAAATAAACCATCCCCACCTGCTCAACTGATGCAATCACTCTTGCGTCCTGATCTGCTATAAATTTTATCATTTTTTCATCCTTTCACTGTTTATCAATTATTTCACCCATATACAACACTTTCAGGAGATCACCGCCGGGTGATACTTCCACAATCAGAGTGATATGTTTTCCCTGATCTGCATAGAGTTTCAGCAGTTTACCAATAAACTCTCTATCACTTACGCCCTTCTGCCAGTATGTAATCATCTGGTGATAGCTCTGATCCTGTTCGTTGAAATCAATACTCAATAACCGTTTTACTGGTGCAGCACTTCCAAGAACAGTTGTCATAAATGTTTGTATAACCTGAGAATTATGTACTAATGTTGTATCAATATCTTTCATGTAGTATCCTTTCTTTTGTTCTGCCTTATACTCATGTTACACCGTTACACCTTTTACTCTTTTTTATATTATTCTTATATATATATTTTTTTTTATTTTTTTTTCTAAAAAATATCCTTTTATTTCTTTCTATATAAGAAGTTATGTAAAAGTGTAACAAGTGTAACTATCCACCATTTACAATGGTTTTCGGTGTAACTGTGATTGTAACTAACTGTAACTAATCTGTAACATAAACTCGGCGCAATTCCCCATTTACTCTTGATACCCTTGTAGTGGTCCCTAATTCCCTGTTTATTGTTCGAGTGAATTTAGGTTTTCCATACGGAACAGAGCCACAATCAGCACAAATTTTTTCATACCTCACATATACTTCTGTTGTTGGTTTATTTATGATTGCATCTTTTCCGACTTCCTGAATGAATGCAAGCACTGAGTTATTTTCTATTTCGTACTCCTGTGTTTTCTGTTTTACCTGTTCAGGAATCGTATAGACGTTGTTTTCCAATATTCTTTTTAATCCACCCAGTGCAAGCTGGACGAAATATTCTATATTTTCCGGTTTTGCCAACTCAACAGAAATAAACGGATCATATCCCGGTGTATCTTTTGTAAATGTGGCATTCATTGGCACAATCAGTAATCTCCTAAGCACTGCCCCGGTATCATCCTTTGTTCTTGGCATATCATTAGCCGAATATATCTGTGTTGCATATGATATACAGCTAAACAAATCCTGCCCTTTTCGCTCAACTGTCAATGCCTGCCCCGTAGCAAGTTTTTTAAGTATAGAAGTATCTTTGATGTATTCACCAGAAATATCATCACCAATATTTGCCAGCTTACCATATAGCATGACTGTTGAAAATTTTTCCCCAAGTTTTCCCATATCCACCGTAGAATAATTGTTTACACCAAGCATATTTTGGGTTATTTCAATGAATGTGCTTTTTCCGTTACTCTTATCACCAAGTAAAATAACAATTTTACCACCGCCGATTTTGCAGGAACGATATAAACAGGATCCTGCCACTTCTTCCAGTAAATCCCTTACCTGTTTATCATTACAGCTCAAAGCATTCAGTAAAGTATCAATCTTTTCAGATTGTGCATCTGGGTTATAGTTCCAAGGAATCTGATTGGTAATCACCAGATCAGGAGTAAACGGCAGCAGTATATTTTCTTTCAGATCATAAATACCATTTTTGAAAGATATAAGATGCCGATTCCCTGTTGTGTCTACTTCCTGACAAACAATTTTAAGATATTCCATCACTTCATTTCTCTGTCTGGTAGTCAATGATGGGATTTCTTTCACCATTGCATTTTTAATCTCATTCATATCTGCCACATAAGCACCATCTTTATAAATATGCAATGCCCCATTTATCTTGATGATATGGTATGTTACCCTAATATATTCAGCAAATCTATCATGCCTGAATTTATTTTTCTCTATCCATAGTGATTCACAATGAATAGATTCCCATTCTTCCCTTCTGGTAACGGTCTGAAATTCTTCATCCGGTAGCGGATCAGCAAGAAGAAACTCATTAATAATATTCATAGCTTCTAAATACTGCTCATATGTAAAACCGCAGCCCTTTACAGCCTGCATATAGCTGTGAAATAAATCATTTCTGCCTTCTCCCTCAGCCATATTATAAAATGTGTATTTATCTGGTGCATTTACTACCAGATCATAAAACGGTATTTCATCCAGTGTATTGTTATCCGAAATATTACAATATACTATTTCCCTGAATGATTTATCCAATTTACATAGTGCACCATAAGTATCTGATTTTCTAATTTCTCCTGTACCTTTTATAACTCTATATCCCATTTTGCAGTCAACAGGGTCAAAGGTAAGAAGTGTTTTCTTATGGTTAAAAGCTGTCTGTATTTTATGTTGGTTATCAAAATAGTAAAAATGACCGCCCCTAGACTGCGACCTAATAACAACACAATGCTCTTTCTTTGCTTCTGCTATCGCAAGTCTGCGTTCAAACATTTCAGGATCATCATAATCAATCAAGACTACATTGTATTTTAATACACCTGCAATATACATTTGCTTCTCTAATGCTTTCTCAAGTGACAGCGGCTCACCTGTTGTTGTACGCTTCTTAGGGTCACTCTTGCAACAGTAATATCCATCAAAGAGAACATGACCAAATTTCTGTAAAAATTCCAGTGTGTCTACCAAAATATCACCTTCCTCTCTCTACTGTTTTTATTGTCTTGGTAGCTCTGGCATATTATCCAGAGTATCCAATAAATCAAGTGCTTCCATGAACTTACATTCAGCAATCAGTTCATATACCTGCTGTTCAACCTTGGTTCGTTCATCCAAATACGCCTGCATTTGTCTAATATCGTCTGCTGCCATATTATTCACCATCCGTGTTAAAAAATAATTCTTGTACCGATACATTTAAGCAATCAGAAATCTTTTGCATAATTTTAGCGGATGGTTTCTTATCAGTTCTTTCAATAAGCGAAATGTAACGATTAGTAACCCCCACAGAATCTGCAAGTTGCTTTTGTGATAAGCCTGTCTCAATTCTTGCAATCTTCAATTTTTTATTCATTGTTTCTTCTCCTTTCCATCTCTAATGGGATTTTTATAATTTTACCATTGACTTTTCCCATTGTCAATGGTATTGTTCTGATTATAGAAGTGATATGTTTACTTTTCCCATTGTCAATGGTATACTAATTTAAAATATTTTTATGTAAGGCGGTTGATATGGGATTTCGTGAGAATTTAAAATCATTAAGAAAAGAACAAAACTTAACGCAGAAGGCTTTAGCAAAACTCAGTGGTATCAGTTATAGTATGGTGTCTAAACTTGAGTCCGGTGAACAGAAAAACCCCTCTTTAGTTACCTTGAAATCATTAGCGGATACCTTGCACGTTACTGTTTCACAGCTAACCAATGACCCTGATATTTTCAAACAGTTCAATGATGTAATGGGGGATACACTTGAGAATATAAAACAGTCAGAGAATAATTATGAACCGTATTTTTATGTTAATTGTAAACTGCGTGAATTTTTGTCAGATCCTAAAGTAGTAAATTACTTTTCAATTGGTATGATTTCCCCCGAAGATTATGATGATATAACCAAATCAATCATAGATTTTATCGGTTATCAATTCTCAAAATCCAATAATTTAAAGTAGCATATCATTTCTGAACTATATAGAAAGGATGTGCTATTTTTT